CACCGTCAGCCAGAAGGTTTGGAACCGCGCCCCCAAGTACGCCAAAGCCATTGAAGGCAACCGCCGCTTCATGCTCTGGAAGTTCGAGAACGACGCCGTCACGCGGATCGTCGAAGTCGTCATCGCCTAATCACCCCTAACGCATACAAACATGAAGTCCCTCATCGCCCTCTCCTTCCTCATCATCTTCGGCTGGCTCGCCGTCGTCACCTTCTGCGGCCCCGAACTGGCCCGGGCCATCAACGGCCCCGAGCCGGTCAAGGCCAAGGCCGTCCGCAGTCACCGCTAATTTCCCACCCAACATGCCCAACGCCAACCACCCCTACACCGAGACGCTGACCTTCGCCGGTCGCGTCCTCCCCCTCAAGCGCCCGATGGCTCAGTATGCCGCCCGACGCTTACAGGCCATCCTCCCGCAGATCGCCGCGCTCAACGCCGCCGGCAAGTCGCAGGCCGATGCCGCCGCCGCCCTGGACACGACCGTCTGCACGCTCCGCCAGTGGCTCGACATCACCGGGACGCAGTGGGTCAACCTCAACAAGCGCGGTCCTTACCGCCGCCAGAAGTAAGACCATGCCTAAAGGACACTTCATCCGCAAGGCCAAGGACACGCACGAAATCAACGGCGTGAAGATGAGCAAACTGAAGCACGACCGCATCCGGGCTTTCGAGGCCATGCTCCCGCAGCTCGACGAACGCGAGCGCCTTAACTCCGAAGACGTGGCCGCCCGCCTCGGCGTCTCGGGCGTCACGATCTGCTCCTGGCTGAAGGTGCTAGGCCGCCGCTTATTGCACAATAACGGGCGCCGCTTCTTCTCTTGGGATAAGAGCAACTGGCACAAGACTGTGCTTCCTGTTTACAAGAAGACCGGCAGTTCTTACGCCGCCGCCAAGGCCGTGGGCGTCAACTCTACCACCGTCTACCGCTGGCTGTCAAACAACGGCCACCTCGTCCGCAAATACCGCGAGCGGGACATATCCTCATTCAAGTTCCAGAACTACCGCTAATGCCTGACCCATCCCACCGCCCCTACAATCCCATGCACATCATCCGACCCGACTCCCTCCCCCGCCTCTGGTGGCTGTTCCCCTGGAGCATCGCCCGTCAGCTGCACCGCAACTGCAACGCGCTGCGGGCTCTGGCCGACAAGACCGACGATGAGAACCGCCTGCTCCGTCAGGAGGTCACCCGGCTCTCCCACTCCCGCGAGCATTGGATCGCCAAGCACGACCGGGCCTACGCCGTCGCCATGCACAATGAGCGAGTCATCGCCGACTTGGAAAGCCGTATCATCCGCGGCGCCATCACCCCCGACGCTCACCCCCATGAGTAGTTTCCGCCACCTCGACGGCATGGTCGCCCTGCTCTCCGAGGTATATGAAATCAATGAGCGAATCCTGACCGGTGACATCACGTCCAACAAGACCGCCATCGCCTCCGGCCGCATGAAGAAACTCCTGCACCACTATCACGAAGCCCTGCACGAGGACGGCGCCGTGAAGGTATCGCTCCAGGCTTACGCCGCCGCCGGCGGCTGGGTGGGCATCACCTACTCTTACGAGCTCGACGGCTTCGAGGTCGCCGGATCACAAGTCCCGAGACGCGTATGAGCGAAGACTTTAAAATCTGGTGGCACAGAGAAGGAAGCGGAATGCCCCCGCTTAAGGGCGAAGACGCCTCCGAACACGTCGAACGGGTCAGCGCCATCGCCTGGTCTAACGGCGCATACAAGGCGACCGAAGCGCTCAAGGCCGAGAACGCCCGTCTCAAGACAGAGGTCGAGCATCTGATGATTTTCTGCAATTGCACCCTCATCCCTAACAAGGAATTACAGGCACAGGTCGAGCGGCTGACCAAGGCCATTGATTTGACTATCATCGACCTTGATGAACGCCACGAAAGACAAGACCTTCGGGCTTGGGAGTTTGCTGAACTTCTACGAAAGGCCAAGGGGGTGCAGTCGTGAGCGAACCGAAGCGATACAACGAGGAGATGGTCAACATCTCCAATGGCGACCCTTGCGGTGAAATCGAATTCGATTATTCGGCAAGTATGGTCGAAGCATTTGAAGGTCGATGGGTAGCGTGGGAGGACTACGCCGAACTCAAGGCCGAAGCCGAGCGGTATCGTCTGGCAAGCCTCCGTGTCGATGTGAGTGAACTACACGCACAGTTCAACCGAGCATTGTTCGATGATACTATTGCCGAGAACGCCCGCCTCAAGGCCGAGGTCGAGCGGCTGACCAAGGCCGGGGACAATGTTGCCAACTTTCTTGGACCTTGCTATGCCGTCCGTGAATGGAACAAAGCCAAGGAGGGCAAGCAGCCATGATTAAGCCCATGCGCCCTTTCTCCATCATCGCCCTGCTGCTCCTCGGCTTCAACGCCGCCGCCGCAGCTGAGGCCACCCTGCTGGAATGCATCGCCATGGTCGAGTCCGGCCAGAACCGCAAGGCCGTGGGCAAGGCCGGAGAGCGCGGGATGTATCAGGTCGGAAAGGCCGCATGGGACGACGCCTCCGCCCGCCTCAAGGCCGAGGGCCATTACGCCTTCCCCTGGTCTAAGTGGCGAGACGCCACGGCGCAGGACATGGTGGCCGCCTCGCACCTCCGCTGGATCAGGTCGAACTTCCACCGCATCGGCAAGCCCGACCCGACCCCCGAACAACTCGCCCTGGTCTGGAACGTGGGCTGGTCGGGGGCCGTTGACCGCAAGTTCAGGCCGAACGACTACGCCGAACGAGTGGCCAACCTTTTCCGCTTGTCCTCGGCCAAGCCCCGATAAAGGGTCTTGCCGTGGCTCATCTCATCGTGGCAATCGACCCTGGCGTAAATGGCGGCATTGTCTGGTCGGCAGACGGTGACCCTGTGGAGTGCGCTAAGATGCCGTCGTCAGACATCGAGGTCTGCCAACTGCTCGCGGATCTCAGCTGCAAGGCCAAGGACGTCTCGCTCTACCTTGAGGAACCTCCGCTCTTCGCCGGCAAGAACATCCCCGGCTCCGCCATCGGCAAACTGATGTGGAACACCGGCGTCCTCTACGGCGCCGCCGTCGCCATGGGCTGGAAGATTCACCGCATCCGTCCGGCCATCTGGCAGAAGACGCACACCTGTGGCACCAAGGGCGAACTGACCACGACCCAGTGGAAGAACAAACTGAAGGCCCGCGCTGCCGAACTGTTTCCCTCCGTCGACGTCACCCTCTGGAACGCCGACGCCCTGCTCATCTTCGACTCCGCTACCCGCGGCGTCATCAACTAATTTCCCCATGAAGAAAGACTCCAAACTTCCGACTGAATACCGCATCATCGCGGACTCGTCATACATCGTATTACCTGATCAGAAGGTCGCCCGCCTCCTGACCCCGACTGTCCGCAACGGCGTGACATATTACAACCTCTTCGTCCCCGACTACACCCGGATGTCCCTGGCCGACATCGAGGCCACCATCAAGGCCGGTGAAGTCACTAAGGCCGACGCCACCAAATAATCTCCACCATGAGCAAACAGCCCACATCCTCCGCCACCGCCTCCCTCGTCCAAGCGCTCGCCGCCCTGGACAACGTGAAGGCCAACAAGATCAACCCCGCCTTCAAGGCCAAGTACGTCTCCCTCGACGCGCTGCTCGACGCCATTAAGCCGGTCCTGCTCGACCACGACCTCGCTCTGATCCAGACGCTCGTCAGCCAGGAGGGCAAGGTCGGCGTCTCGACTGCCTTCCTCCACAGCTCCGGCGAACGCTTCGAGTTCGGCACCCTGCTCGTCAAGGCCGAGGGTCTGACCGCCCAGCAGATCGGTGGAGCCATCACCTACATCCGCCGGCAGTCCATCCAGACCGCTTGCGGCATCTCGGTCGACCTCGACGATGACGGAGCCGTGGCCTCTGGCTTCCGTTCTGCGGCCTCCGCACCTTCTGCCCCTGCCTTCTCCCCCACCCCCCGCCCGCTGACCAAATGAGCAAGCCTGACTTCGACCCCTTCGACCCGGTCAACGCCGCCATGCGGCACCTCCACAACCAGAACCTCGCGTCGGCTGCCGAAGCCCGCGCCGAGGCTCAGGCCAAGACCATCTCCGAGATGCGCTACGCCGGCAACGAACTCGCCCGCGTCCTCGACGACATCATGCAGTCCGAGCTCTGCCAGTTCGACGCCATCTCGAAGGCCTGCTGCATCGCCACCATCGCCAAGTGGAACCGCGCCAAGACCGGGCAACTCTGATGGCCGACGTCCCCAAAGGCATCGAACGGATCGCGGCCACCGTGCCTAAGCAGTATGCTCTGCTGCTCTTGCTGGACGGCTTCCCATACGTCGAGTTCACGGCCCGCAAGCACGCCGACTTCCTGACCGACCTCAACGCGTGGAAGCGCAAGACCTACCCGTCGCTGTCCCGCTCCGCCGTCCGCTTCTTTACGCTTGCCCCTAATGGGGAGATAAAGGAACTTACCTTCACGCCGACCCGCTCATGACCAACCGCGAAAACATCAAGCGCCTCGTCGAGAACATCACGGGCTCGCTCGCCACCGTCCAGCACATCGCCGGACGTTATGAACAGCACGACGCCGACATCATCACGCTCTCCGACCTCAACCGCTCGGCCATCACCGAACTTCAGGTCTTCACCGATCACATCGAGACCGCCGATGAGTCCGCCCAGGTCAAGCCGCTCCATGACCGTGTCCACGTGCTCGTCGTCCAGCTGCGCGTCCTGCGGAATACGCTCGAGACCATGGAGAACGCCGCCGAGTCAGCCCTTGAAGACGTGCGCCGCATCTCCGCCAGCGTCGAAGAAGCCAGCCCCGAAGATGACAGCCTGTGAACTCTGCAAGGGTGCGTGCTGTGAAAGCATCCTCCTGCCCATCGACGCGTCCCCGACCACGACCGAGTTCTACGCCGCCCGCGGCGAGGTCTTCATGATCGTCGGACGCACCTTCGCCGAACTGCCTTCCCGATGCCCGCACCTCTCCGGCTCCGGCAAGTGCAAGACCTACGCCAACCGCCCGGTCGCCTGCTCCCGCTTCGCCGTGGGCTCGACCATGTGCGTGACCGCCATCCAGCGCCGTCGCCCCGATCAGGCCGACGCCATCATGGCCCTTCTTTGACCTTTCCCACCAACACCCAATAACACACCCATGCCCGACCTCATCACCGAACGCGTCATCTATGACGGCATCCAAGCGCTCAACCAATCCGGCGCGAAGGAACTGCTCAAGTCCCCTGCCCACTACCAGGCTTACCTCGCCCGCACCCGCGAGGACTCCAAGGCCCTCCGCGTAGGCACCGCCGTCCACAAGCTGGCCCTTGAAGGGCTCGACGCCTACAACGCCACGCACGCCATCGCCCCGGACGTGGACAAGCGCACGAAGGAAGGCAAGGCCGAGTGGGCCGAGTTCGTCACCGCCAACGAAGGCAAGGCCATCCTGACCGCCGAAGAGGGCGCCCTCGTCGATGCCGTGGCCAACTCCGCCGCGGCCTGCATGAAGCAGAACGGCATCGTGCTGACGAAGACCGAAGTCATGTTCACCGCCTTCCTCGGCGACACCCTGGTCAAGTGCGCCATCGACGGCATCTCCGACGACGGCTACATCTACGATCTGAAAACGTGTGAGGACGCCTCAAGTCACGGCTTCCTTCAGGCCGTCCGAAAATACAAGTACGCCCTCCAGGCTTACTTCTACCGGCACGCCGTCGAGTCCGCCTACAAGTGCCGCGTCCTTGGCTTCCGCTTCATCGCCGTCGAGAAGGAGCCGCCCTACGCCCACGCGGTCTACGAGCTGGGGCCGGAACTGATGACCGGGGCCGCCTTCGACTTCGAGAAGGCGCTGACCCTGTATAAGGAATGCACGGCGTCGGGCAACTGGCCCGGCTACCAGACCGAGATCACCACCATCGACATCGCCGCCAAGCCCAGCGCCGCGACTAATATCAACTTCGCCTAATCCACGCATATGAAAATCAATCAGTTCCTGAGCCTTCCTCCTGAGACCTTAACTAGGACTCTTCCTGACATCGGCGACAACCTTGGCTTTATCGCCTTGGCATCGCCCGGTGTGATGAAGGGCTTTCAAGCCAAGCGCATCACGACTACCTCTTTTGATGAAGTCATCTTTGAGAATGACCAGTGGGTTGTCCGTGGCGATTGCACCATCGATGAAAAAATCAATGGAGCAGTCACGCCGAGATCATACCAGGCTGACGGAGATAACATCCTTGATGGATGCCATAGGAACGGCAAGCTGCACGAGACCTGGCCCTACCACGTTTGCCTCAAGGACTTCGTGGACAAGCAAGCCTTCTGCGATGCCTACGCTGTCGCCTATTACCACAAGAATATGAGCAAGGCCCGAGCCCTTGACGCCTAATTTCCCACCAACATGACCACCGAAAACAACCGCGTCCCGCTCACGTCCATCAGCACGAACGGCACCTACAAGCTGAAACTCATCAAGCCCAAGTTCGAGAAGGTCAAACAGTGGGAGGACGGCACCACGTCCTGCCGCCTGTTCTTCGTCGACGACAAGGGCTTCTGCCTGTCCAAGAACTTCTCCAGCAAATACGGCAAGGCGCTCGCCATGCTCGTCGGCAAGTTCTCCGGCAAGTACACCAACGAGATCCGTCTGGACGCGACCCCTGCGGAGTATATGCAGTATCTCGAGCCCGCCTGCGGCCAGACCATCCTCGTCGGCGTCGAGGTCGAAGCCAACGGCGAGTGGCAGGGCAAGCCTCAGTATAAGTACAAGATGACGTATCCCCGCGGCTCTCAAAAGCCGACCGCCCCCGAAGAGCCGCTGCCGCCCGAAGGCGTTCCCTTCTAATCCCGTGACCGAAGCACCCACGCCGATGTCCGCCCCGACGCTCGTCCTGATCGCAGGCTACGCCAGGGCGGGCAAGGACACGCTCGCCTCCGGCATCCTCGAGTGGTCTCAGCGGCCCGCCGAGCACATCAACTTCGCTGACGCCCTCAAGGAGGCCGCGAACCACTACATGGATTACCTCGGCCTTGATGGGGACTTCTTCAAGGAGGACTTCAAGGTGGATAACCGCGACTTCCTCGTCCACGCGGGCAAGTTCGCACGGCGCATGGATCGGGACGTCTTCGCCCGCCACTTCGCCAACTGGTGCCCGGTCATGAAGCACCACGACCAACCCTCCCCAGAGACGGTCGTCTGCTCCGACTGGCGCTACGTCAACGAGCTGCGCGTCTGCCAGGACATCCTCTGGGAGAAGGGCTGGAAGGTCCGCACCATCTACGTCGCCACCGCTGGGGTCGGCCCTGCCAACGACGAAGAGCTCGACAGCATCGCCGAGATACGTGCGTCCCACCTGTTCGACCAGGAGTACATCTTCAGGCCGTCCTCGCGTAACGCGATCATGACCGAAGGCCGCAACCTCGCCCGCTCATGGAAACTCTGAACACCGACACGCTGCGCTGGGCGAACAAGGTCGGCCTGTCCCCCGACCGCGTGGCCTTCCTGCTGGCTTGCCCGAAGTATACCCGCACCGGGCGAAACGACAAGCCCGCCTACATCAAGGCCGAGAACCCGAACCATCACCTTCAGAAACTCGGCGACTGCTATTGGTTCCGCCTGCGTCGCCGCGGCAAGGACATCGTCGAGAACATCGCCAGCGACCTCGAGACGGCCCGCAAGCGCCGTGACGAGATGCTCGCGGCCTTCGACGCCGGCAAGCCCATCCCTTACATTAACGTCCGCTAATGAGCACCCCGACCCGCTTCGTCGCCTTCGGTGATAACCACGGCGACATGGCCGACGAGAACGCCGTCGAGGCCCTCGTCGAGTTCATCAAGGACTACAAGCCGACCGTCCGCGTCCACCTCGGAGACTGTTTTGACTTCCGATCCCTGCGCCGTGGGGCCGGGCAGGATGCCGAAGGCGCCGAGTCCCTCATCTCCGACATCGAGGCCGGTGAAGCCTTCCTCGAACGCACGAAGCCTACCGTCTACCTGATGGGCAATCACGAGCACCGCGCCCAAGCCCTCCAGCATACCTCCGGCTCCGCCCTGGTCCGTGACTACTGCGCCGACCTAGAGGCCCGCATCAAGACCGCCGCGAAGAGCTGCGGAGCCAAGACCATCCTCCCCTACCACGCCGAGAAGGGCGTATACCGACTAGGTCAGGTCGCCTTCATCCATGGTTACGCCCACGGCCTCAACGCCACCGCCGAGCAGGGCAAGCACTACGCCGACCGCGGAGGCGCTCTGATCCATGGCCACACCCACACGCTCGCCCAGGTCAACTTGACCAAGGCTGAAGGCGGCGCCGCTTTCTCCGCCGGTTGTCTTTGCCAGAAGGACGCCATGGCCTATGCCTCCCACCGGCTCGCGACCTCCCGCTGGGGCTCAGGCTTCGCCGCCGGCTGGGTCGACGGCAAGGACTGGAAGGTCTGGCTCGTGCACCGCGTCGGCTCCCGCTGGGTCTGGACAACTGACCTCAAGGTCTTCACCCCGAAGGCCCGATGAAGCGCTTCGACGCCCACGCCCTCGTCGCCGCGATCAACGCCGACGACACCCCCGAAGGCTGGCACAAGACCACGGAGGTCGTCCGCCTCCTAGGCTATACGACCCGTGCCGGAGTCTCCCTGCCGCTCGCCCGCATCGTCAAGGCAGGCTACGCCGAGCAGAAGACCGTCCGCCGAGGCCGCTTCATCTATCGCCTGTCGCCCAGGTTCAAGTCTTGGCCCGCCGCCAAGGCCGCAGCTGAAGCCCTCGAGAAGTTCAAGGCCCCCAAGGGATGGGTCACCCTCTCCGAGTATGCCCACAAGCACCGGCGCACCGTCCGCGGCGTGCAATACCGCATCGACGGCATGGCCCTCCCTGTCCGCATCCTCCGCAACCCTCGGAGCGTCTCCTACTACCGCCAGTCAGACCTCGACCGTGCCTGTCGTTAAAGCATCTTGACCACGGGCACCCACGCCCCCATCCCCAACCCTCTCTTCCATGATCCCGCCGAATAACGTCGCCGCGGAACGCCACCTCCTCGGCGTCCTCCTACGCGAAGCCGCCCACCTACCGGGCGACCTCCAGCCTTCCGACTTCTTTGAGCCAGCCCATCAAGACATCGCCGCCGCCATGCTTTCGCTGGCAGTCGATGGTGTCGCCCCTGATGAGCTGACGGTCAGCCAGCGCCTACGCCAGGTCAACAGCCCGGTGACCGAGGCCACCGTCTCGCTCCTAGTCAGTGACGCAGGCCAAGCGTCCTTCCGCCTTGAGCACGCCGACATGATCGCGGACGCGGCCATCCTCCGCCGTGCCCTGGTCGCCGCCGAACAGGCCACCGACCCGGACACCCTGCTCGACCATTATGCCACCATCGCCGAAACCCGCAAGGGGCGGAAAGCAAAGCACGGCCCGCAGCGCATGGACTTCGATGCCCTGCTATCCTTCGAGCGTAAGGAAGACCCCTCGTGCATCCTCGGCAACCACCGCTGGCTATGCAAGGGCGGCTCCCTCCTGATCGTCGGACAGTCTGGCACCGGCAAGTCCTCCCTGATGATGCAGGCCGCCGTCCATTGGTGCATCGGCAAGGACTTCTTCGGCATCAAGCCTGCCAAGCCGCTTCGGGCCATCGTGCTCCAGGCTGAGAATGACGCGGGGGACATCTCCGAGGCCTTGCAAGACGTCATCGCCGGGGCATACCTCGACAGCGACGAACGCTCTCAGCTGCGGGAACACCTCGCCATCTTCCGCGACACCGTGAGCACCGGCACGACCTTCACCTCCGCCCTGCGTGACCTCATCGTCGAGCACAAAGCCGACATCGTCTTCGTCGACCCTCTGCTGTCCTTCGCGGGCATCGACGTCTCCGATCAGGAGCAGGCGTCCAAGTTCCTGCGCCATGACCTCGCCCCCATCCTCCTTGAGACAGGCGCCGTCCTCGTGGCCATGCACCACACCGGCAAGCCCAAGGCCGCCTCCGACAAGGAAGGCCACACCGTCGCCGACCTAGCCTACGCCGGCCTAGGTTCCTCCGAGTTCACCAACTGGTTCCGCGAGGTCGCCGTCCTCTTCCGATGCCAGGGCGAGGAGCCGATCTACAAGTTTGGCCTGACCAAGCGCCGTGGCCGTGCCGGCCTCAAGGACCACGCGAACCAGTTCAAGGGGGAGATTTACATCCGCCACGCCGCCGAGAAGGGGGTCATCCGCTGGGAATACAGCCAGCCCCCCTCCGAAAGCCCACCCGACAACGCCCCAAGGCATAGCGATTCCAGCCCCGCTAAGGGGTCGCCAAGGCGTTTTAAGGTCAACTGAGGGTCAACACCCTGACCCCCACCTTTAGCCCAATGTCAAATCCCTTCTCAACTTCCAACTCAACTTCCGTCCCTGTACTACGTACAAGGGTGACTCTAGTCTCACCCCTTGTCGCTGACGCTCGGGGTTCGACCGAGTCTCTGGCGAGG